GGGGAACACAGCTGCGAAGAATGCAAATTCAGAAGCAGATGCAACTAAGCAGGAGGCATCAACGGCGAGCATTGAAGTTCTGGGACAGGAACAGGAAGCGTATAATAATCTTTCGGCAGCACAACAGCAGTTGGCAGTAGATGTGACAAATGGAGTACTTGCAATGTATGAGAGTGTAACAGGAGTACTGGAGTCGCAAATGAATATGTTTGAGCAGTTTGACGGTGGCGTTGAATTATCGACACAGGAATTGTTGGCCAATATGCAGAGCCAGGTTGACGGCGTAGAACAATGGGAACAGAATATGGCAATACTTGCAGATCGCGGTATCAATCAGAACCTTCTTCAGAAACTTGCCGACATGGGACCAGAAGGAGCAGGGTACGTTCAGACATTTGTGAATATGTCAGATAATGAAATCAGTAAGGCGAATGATTTATGGAGTCAGAGCATTGATATCAAGGGAATGACAAACCAATGGGGAAAAGACCTGTTGGAGTCCGGAGCTTCCAGCATTGCGGGTGGAATGGATAACTTACAGCCGCTCTTACAGGAAAGCGGTGCAAATTCAGCGATAGGTCTTGTACTTGGAATGCAAAACGCACAGAAAACAGTGTCAGCAGCAGGCTCAGATCTTGGAGTCAAGACGATTGATTCCATTAATGAAGGATTAGGTGTTCAGTCCCCATCGAAAAAGACAAAGGAGTCTGGAAGATACGTTGGTGAAGGATTAGTACTTGGAATGAATTCAACATTAAACAAAGTGGAATTACAGGCAGCATTGATTTCGCGACGCGTTATAAGAACAGTTAGAGATGATCTGACAGAAGAAAAGTTTACAGGTTACGGAGCTAATGTATCAGAAGGTTTGGCAAGTGGTATAAAATCAGGTAAGTCAAAAGTAATCAATGCAGTATCAGAGGTCTGCAAATCAGCGGTTCGCGAGGCAAAGAGTGAACTACAGATCCATTCTCCATCGAAAGTCTTTAAAAGGCTGGGTGGATATACAGCGGAAGGATTCGGACTCGGTTATCAGGAAAAGATGTCGGACGTAAATCAAATGATCCGGGAGAGTATTGGCATTCCTAAAACAAACCAGGGGCAGCAGTATGCGAGTGATGGAGTAAGCCAGCGGAAAGCTGCTTCTGTGATTCAGATTCCGATTTATGTGAATGGAGTCTATAATAAAACAGAGATTATCGATACAGCTGTAAATGGAATAGGTCAGATGGGTCAGAATTATATGAGAGCAAAGGGGAAGAGAATCAATGTTGGATAGTTATACATTTGAATTCAATGATATTTCAGCACAAGCCTATGGAATCTATGTGGAACAAAGACCTGCATTTCCTGTAGGAAACAGAAATATAGAGCTTATTACTGTAGAAGGCAGATCAGAGCCGTTATTACCGGACCAAAATAGTTATGACCCAATCGAATTGAAAATCGAATGTGCTTTCAAAGAGCATGCATCAGACTGGTGCGCAAAAGCAAGAAGTGTGAAACGATGGCTCTGCGGCTCAGGTAGTCTTCGACTATCAGATTCTCCGGATACTTTCTTCAAAGTGTATAATATAGAAATCGAACAGATTGATAGAGAGATAAGAATCTACGGAAAATTTACAGTTAAGTTTACTTGCTCGCCTTTCGAATATCTGGTAGCAGGAAGAGAAGAACAAGTGATTGATGATGTAAAATTTAATCCATATGATCTGTGCCATCCAACGTACCGGATTAGAGGAAATGGAGAATGTAGGCTTATCATAAACGAGAAAGCCACAAGCGTAACTGTAAAAAAGGAAATTATGATCGATACAGACAAAATGCTTACCTATGAATCAGGAGAAATGAAAAACACTTTGCTAACTGGAGATTATGAAGATTTATATCTATTACCTGGAGAAAATAAAATTGAGGCACCAAAAGAATTTGAAATTATGGTTTCCCCAAATTGGAGGTGCATATGATACAGATATATAAAGCATTTAATACAGACCAGACTCGAAATGGCGATATGGTTTTAATGCCATCAGCAGCTACAACGCATGCAGTACTAAACGGAAGTTGGAGTGCGGAGCTGACACATCCCATCGATCCAGAAGGACGCTGGAAATATATTGAAGAGGAAGCAATTGTTGAAATGCCATCCTTCAATGGAAAACAACTTTATAGGATTCGAAGTAAGAAAAAGACAGCATCCACTGTGCAGGCAACAATGGAACCTGTCTTTTTTGATTCTATCGATGATTGTTGGTTAGAGGATGTACGTCCGACAAATAAAACTGGGCAGGAGGCACTGGACATCATGTTGGAATCTAATCCTAAGTACTCAGCTCAATCCGATATAGATAAATTAGGGACAGCCTATTATGAATATCAGAATTTTATGGAGGCGTTGAACAGTAATCAGGATAATAGCTTTATCAATCGCTGGGGCGGAGAGATTCTATTTGATAACTATGAGATTATTGTGAATTCAAGAGTCGGTGAAGATCGTGGCGTTGAGATAAGATATGGAAAAAACATCAAAAAAGATGGAATTAGCGAAGAAGTAAGTACAGGAAATACAGTTACGAGGATTTATCCAAAAGCATATAACGGATATAAAATGTCAGGAAAAGGATATGTAGATTCGCCGTTGCTTAAGAAATATCCTACAGTAAAAACAATAACTATGACGTTTAGTGATGTGAAAATGGCAGAAGATGCGCAAGAAGGGGATGAAGAAAAAGGGATCATAATATGTAATTCACAAGATGAACTGGATCAGGCACTGAAAATGAAATGTGAAAATCAGTATAGTAATGGATTGGACAAGCCATCGGTAACAATATCCGTGGATATGGTATTGACGGGAAATACAGAAGAATATAAGCAATATAGGAAGCTCGAAGAAATATCCCTTGGAGATACGGTACATTGCAGAAACGCTAGACTTGGAATTGTTACGGATGCCAGAGTCATTGAATTGAAATACAACAGTATTTTAAAACGAGTGGAGTCTGTAGTGATTGGAGACTATAGCTATAACTATTTTAATAATGTTTCTTCCACAGTGAACCGAGTACAGAATGCAATTCGTTCAGATGGAACTGTTATTGCTGAGCAGGTTTACGGCGCAATCAATACGCTGAATGCATTTCTGCATGCGCAATCAACAGCAGCCAAGAGAACAGATTCCGTTGCATATTTGATCGAGGACCTGGATCAGAATTCGGAACTTTACGGCGCAATGGAAGCCGGAACACAGGGACTGAGGTTGGCAAAGGAAAGAAAAGACGGGGAATGGATTTGGAGGACAGCCGTTACTGCAGCAGGGATTATTGCAGATTTGATTGTAACAGGAAAAATACAAGATAGATTGGGCAAATCTTATTGGGATCTCGATAATGGAAAGATGTTATTGTCAGGAATTTTTCAACAGATAACGGATAATGGAAAGAAGTCTGTGGATATTAAAAATAATAGAATTAATATTTATAGTTGGCAGAAAGAAGGGGACTATGTTGGTAGTATAGGCTCATTAGCAATAGGGGATGATTTGAACGCAAAGCAAAGAATTGGAGTTTATTGCGACACGGAAGATATGCTTGTTTTTGGATATTCTAGTAAAAAAACAGCAGAAGGAGATGCTGCTACCGTTCATGAATTGATGAAACTATCGAAAGATGGAGGAATTGAGTGTACAGAGATCCCGCAAATAAATGGGACAAAGACAGGAAGATTGGTTTTCTCAAATGGAACTTATGTGAATGTCAAAAATGGATATATTGTCGGTGGGAAAACAGAAGAAGGAAGTTTTTAAATGGGATGGACGATAGGAAACTTTTATCTGACAGAGTCTCAGATGAGAGGAAATGCAATCGAAGTATATAACTATTTTACTGAAAAGGGATGGACATTGAATGCCATTGCAGGAATTCTTGGAAACATGGAAAAGGAGTCCAACATCAATCCAGGACTATGGCAGAGCCTAAAGGAAGGAAACTACAGTGGAGGTTTCGGGCTGGTTCAGTGGACGCCGGCCACAAACTATACAAATTGGGCAGCAGCCAACGGTTATTCTATTACAGATCCGAAAGGGCAGCTCTATTGGATTGATATGGAAACAGTCGAGGCCGGGCAGTGGATAGAGACCAGTGATTACAATATTACCTTTTGGGGATTCAAGACAAGTAATGCAGCACCAGATTGGTTAGCTAGTGCGTTTTTAAAGAATTTTGAACGAGCTGGTGTGGAAGTGGAAGCAGAACGAAGGGCAGCGGCAACTAAGTGGTACAATTTTTTAAAGAAAAGCATAGAAGGAAGCCAGGTCATAGAAAAGGCAGTTCAGTGGGCAATCAATATTGCAAACGATGACAGTCATGGCTACGATCAGACACACAGGGACGGACCGGATTACGATTGTTCGTCCCTTATTTGTTGGGCGTATTCCAATGCAGGACTCAATACAAGACCAGGATACACACCAGCAACCGGATCCATGCACGATGTTTTCGTTGATGCTGGGTTCGAAGATGTGACCTCGCAGATCAATCTGCCAACAGGGGCGGGACTGGTTCGTGGGGATGTACTTCTCAAACCAGGGAGCCATACAGAAATGTATATTGGCAACAGTCAGCTTGTCGGTGCATCACAAAACGAGAACGGAGGAGTTACAGGTGGTCAGACAGGAGATCAGACCGGCGAGGAAATCCATGTGCACGGGTATTATAACTTTCCATGGCAATACGTGCTCCGGTATCCGGGAGGTGGAGTTGCACCAGTGCAAGGACTTTATATTGTCAAGTGGATACCGGGATAAAATAATTCAGACAAGAAAGGAATGAAACAAATGAATACAATCAAAAGAGATGTTTACGTGTTAAAAAACACGATTAAGATTCCGATTGAAGTGACAAAAGGAACGGATGCCATCACGTTTGAGTTTACGGTCCGGGATTATAACCTTCCAGCTACAGCTGCAGCAGTAGCTTACGCGTATCGAATGGGAATGAAAAAACCAAATTCAACACTGTGTGATGTGTCAGGAAATGTCATCAGTTTCCAGCCGAGTGTGAACTTCTTTGAAGTTGGGAATAATGAACTACAGATCCGCGTGATCAATGGGGACAAGTCTTTGATTTCCTTTAAAGAAAAAGTGAAATGCTCCGATTCAATGGGTTTCCCTGATGAAGAAGAGGAAGAAAACCAGTCGCTGATTGAACAGATAATTGCACAGAGTGGAAAAGAGTCAGGAGAAAGAAAAGCTGCGGACGAAAAAGAGCGATCTGAGAGAAAAACAGCAGATGAAACAGAAAAATCCGAGAGAATTGCAGCGGATGCGAAAGAAAAATCCGAACGTCAAAAAGAAATCGCGACCGAACGTGCAAGAATTGATCAACTCACAAAAATGGGGGAGGGCAGCACCACTGGTGACGCAGAACTTGCGGACATTAGAGTGGGAAATGAAGGTGCTACATATTCCAACGCAGGAAATGCAGTAAGATCTCAGACAAAAGATGTGCCGGCCATGATGGACAATTTACAGAGCCCATATGTTGATATTTCGCTGCTCGAACAGGGAAGTCTTAACAATACAGGAACAGAAATCACTTCAAGCAAAGTTCTCAGATCTGTTGAATTCCACTGGAACAAGAACGGAAAAATAACTGCTCCGTCAGGGTACAAGATCGCGATAGCTAATTACGCTATGCAATCCGATGAAAGCGGACAAATGTTGCAGGTATATCAGTCAGCTACAGATTACGGTGGCAGCCAGACAAGCTCAAAAGCGGATGGAGACGCAGAGTCTAGGCGGTTATTAATTAAAAGGTCAGATGGAGCAGACATCAATGCAGAAGATCTCAGAGGCAAGATCACAACCAATGTTCCGGGACTCAGGGCAATGGACGTGATTGAGAATCTGGAAAAGAAAATCAAGACAGATGCAACACTGGAAAAAGAGGGAATAGCAGCGGATGCGGCGGAGACTGGGAAGAGAATTTCAAAGGTTAAATATAAAACAAAAAACTTAAAACCTTGGAATCTTGCTGATATTTCAAAGGCAAAACAAGGGTATGCATATCATTCTACAGTTGGTAAACCACTTGAACAGATAGAAAATGCTAATTACATATTGCTTGATGAAGTGTATGAAGTTGAAGCAGGTAAACAGTATACTGTAAATTGGCTATATGGTAATCTATGTATATATGATAATGCAGAAAAAATTATTTCTGCGAATTATATTGACTCTATTCCTTTTACAGTTACTATACCAGATGGCGGAGTTAAAATGACCTTGTTTGGTGGTCCTAAAAGAATGGTTGATATTATGCTCGTTGAAGGAAACGAGATTCCAGATGAATATATACCACATAGCATTTTTGATATAGAAAGT